CTTTTCTGAATAACCTGCTTTTTCACAAATGGTTCTGATGATACGAAAAGCTTCAAGAATTACCACAGGTGGCATTTTCTTATCAAAAGCTTTATAATCACCAGCAATCATACGATCATCACCAAATTTGGTAATATGTTTTTTGATTTGCTGCCATTCAAGTGACTGGGCAATGGTGCCAGGACCACTTTCAAAAATAAAACGATTATTTTGGATTAGACGGATTACAGAAAGTAAATACTTTCGTACAACAATTGTGTAATCTAGTGGTGCTCCTGTAAAGACACGAGTTTTCTTGGCTTTGACTTTCTTAAATGAAACAGCCTCATCTTTTAAATGCGCAGTAAAAACTGGCATGTAACGGATACGCTGTTCATATTTAGAAATACAATCCTTAACTCGCTCTTTAACTTCATCTGAGACATCATAAGCATCTGGAATATCACTCTCTTCACTACTAGGGTGCATAAAGAATTTCTTGGATTTGTTCCAAGGAAAACCTGCACTAGTAGATCTATTAATTTTATCCAGATATGCAATACCTGGCGCCCCATTGATGGTATGCTCGTCAGTTAACACATGAACATATTCTAATTCCTTTGGATCTAATTTATTCAAAATTTGATCAATAAAGTTATCAGATACTGTTCTCAATAATTTAGTATCCAGTTGAGTAACTGGATCTAACATATCAAGAATAGCAATACGCCATGGTTCCCAACCAGCCATAATAGGAGGTCCATGTTTAAGCACATAACCTCGCTCCATGAAAGATTTAGCAACACAAGTTAACTCAACTCTACTCTTATGTTTTGGACGATGATCAGGGAAAGATCCGTAAACGGATGCAGATCCTTCTTCAATATATCTTAGAACACTTTTAGAGTGTAATTTAACAACAGGATTCTTTTTATCTTTCAAGTCTAAAGCTGGAGTGCCACTTGAAACTGGTTTTTCAAAAAGTTGATTAACCATAATATCCAAATCAGTGTCATACAAAGGAATGGCCATGGAGATGTTAGCACTTGTATCGAGCATAGCATGAAAACCTAAAATAATAGGTCCCATAGCGCTATCGCTCACTAAAAGTGAACCACAATCACCATAAGCAGTTACCTTTTGTGGACGACCAACCCAAAGATTCAATTTACCACGAAATTCACCTTGAACATTGTATAAATCTTTCTTTACGTTGTCGACTTGAACAATTTCATGTTCACCATTTGGTCTCCGCATGAGATATTGGCATTTGTGCACACCCAACATACTTTGCTTAGGAAAATATTTAGAAATATCTTTCCTTGGCGGTAGTTGTTTAAATTGCACAATAACAATATCTCTATTAGGCGAGCGTTTAATATCACTTTCTTTCAAACTAATTTTCAAATTTTCATTAACACCAGTGGACGAAGTAAATAGTAATTTAACTATCACTTCACCATTTAGATCTGGAATCAAATGATTGTTAAAAACG